ACAAGAGGAATTAAAAAAGTTGCAAAGTCACCAATAGGTAAAGCTGCAATATTAGGAACAATTGGTTATGGTTTGGGTGGCGGTTTTAGTGCGGGTGGTTTTAAATTTGGTAATCTACCTGGCATGACATCTTTATCAAAAAAATTTTCTGGATTTTCATTACCTAAATTAATAACAGACAATATGACAGGTTTAAAAGTCGCTGGATTATCTGGATTGGGCGGTGCTTTATTAGCTAGCTTAGAAAATAAAGATGATGATGATTTTAATATAGAAGAGTATTACAAAATGGCAGGTATAGATATACCACAAAATCAATATAGATTTTTAGCAGAAGGTGGATCAGAGGATTTATCAAAAGATCCAAACTACAAAGGATGGGTTAAATTATATGAAAAAAATCCTGACATTGCAGCCATGAATGACAAACATAAAGAA